TTGCAGTTTGGGATGCTGTTGATGGTGTTATTGCGTTAGCTTGGGAGGATATGGATGATTATGATGAATATCCAGAAAATAGGGTCGCAGTACACTTCGGTGAACCCATCAAGGATGTTGAAGATAAATTATATGAACATGATTTAGTTCTAGAATATAACGTTACAGCTAAAAATGTAAGTGATGAGAATTAAGAAAAAAAATATTGGTGAAAATTTAAAAAAAACTGAAGATGAGTTAAGCGCTATTAAAGGTATGGTATACCAAACCAGTGATGAGTTACGTAATATGGGTATACCTGATGATGAGTCTAAAGAAATTGCAACAAAAGTGGTTACAAAGAGTTATATTGATAGTAATGACGATGATTATATGAATGAAGTTGGTCCAGAAAAGGTTCACACAGCAAAATTCGATAGATGCGTTGCTGATGTAAAAGAAAAAGGTAATGTTGATAACCCTTATGCTATTTGTCAAGCATCTTTAGGTGCTGGTGCAATTAAGAAGTCACACCAAAAAAAGGATGAAGATGAATACGTTAAAACTGAAGATATTGGTCCAGGTACTGGTGAAGACTTTGGGGATATTGGTCCAGGTGGTGATATTGAAGCTAAAGCTGACGACTACGAAAAATTCCAAGAATTACTTAAAGACTTAGAAGGTTATAGTAAAGAAATTGAGGGTGTGAATGATGAGGAACCAATGAATGATTTACCATTTGAATCTGTTAGACCTAAGATGACTAAAGATGAATTAATTGAAAGTGTTAAAAGAAATACAACAAAAAAAAGAAAAGTTATAAAAACAATCAGTATTAAAAATTTAAGAAATGAGTAAATATAGAGACTTAGCTAAAAAAGCTTTAGAAGAAAACAGAAAAGGAGTTATCAATGAAAACCTTCTTTATGAGGAAGGTATTACCGAAAGAATGCATCCAGAACTTGAGAATAGAGTAAGAGAAGGTAGACATTCTTTAGCTGAATGTGGTGTAATGCCAGAAGGTGATGTTATTACTACAGAGATGAAATTGATTCGTGAAAGATTTAAAGAAGTTGTAATGAGGTGTAGAGAAGCTTTTGATATGGATACTGTTGATGAGTCTGTTATTATGAAAGAACAAATGCCTTTAGTTATGGGTGCAATGGCTATGGAGGAAGAATACAAAGAAAAACTTGAGAAATTAGCTGTTGAAATGATTATGGAGGAATTTGACATTCCAGAGGGTACTGTTGAGTTTGATGCTAAATTAGTCACTTCTGGTATTAATAGGGAAGGTACTATTGACACCCCTAAAGAAAGTTTAGATGAAGAATTTAATGATAATGATGAAAAGGTTGTTGCTAATGAATATGTTAAGAAGAGAAGAGTTCTTAACGCAATGACACAGGGTGCCGCTAAGAGTGTTAATCACATGTTCCATATGGTTCATGAACAATTAACTGATATGAACCCTAGACTACCAGGAAATTATAAGAAAATGATGTCGGCTGCTGATTATATGTATTTTATAATTCCAGATATGGATTTAGGTGTAAACGCTGGTAAATGTGATTGTGATTACCAACAAAATGAAGAGGGTGCATCTAAACCAGTTATTAAGGCTGAAGCAATGGTTTTCCCAGTATTGGTTCATGAATTATATAAGGGTGTTATGGAGGTACTATCGGCACATGGGTTACCAACTCAAGAAAATATTGCTGAATATGTTGTTGGTAAGGCTGATTTTGTAAAAGCTGAACCAGATGATATGAGATTCGGTACTCCGATGTGGAGAAGATTTTGTGATGCGATTCCAGCTGATGATTTCAATTTAAAACATCATGTATATGCTGATGTGGCTGCATTACCACCAAAAGAATTTAATTCTGTAATGAAAGAGGTTTTAGGTAAAACTAAAAGAGGTAAAACAATAATCTCTGAAATGATTAATGAAATTAAGAGAGAGATGCAAGAAGATGATTACAATGAGGCTATGGGTGATAGCCTTTTTGAAATCGATGATTTATTTTAATAAATAAAATAACTAAACCAATAAATTGAGTCGCATATGCGGCTTTTTTTATTTTTATATCTATTGGCATATTTATATAATAGAATAAACCGATAAATATGCTTACTAATAAGGAAATACTTACTGAATACGTTAAATGTATACAAAACCCAGTTCACGCTATAGAGACATATCTAGAAACTAAGGATTTGACTCAAGGTGGTTTTGTACCTTTTAGGTTATTCCCTAGACAAAAAGAAATTGTTAACTCTTATGAGAAGCATAGGTTTAATCTAGTGACAAAACCAAGACAAGCTGGTATATCTACAACAACTCAAGCTTATATGGCTATAAAGGCTGCGTTTTGTGACCCAGATAGTCCAGAGACAATTCTAGTAATTGCCAACAAATTAAAACTAGCTCAAAAGTTTGTTAGAGGGATTAAGGATTATTTAGGTCAAGTACCTAGATGGGCTTGGGGACCAGATTATTATGGTTCACCTGAAAATGAAAAAAGGTCTATATTTGTTACAGACTCTAAAATTGAACTTGAATTACCAAATGGTACTCAGATTATTGCGGTAGCAACTTCTGAAGATGCACTTAGGGGATATACCCCAACTTATCTAGTTTTTGATGAGGCTGCGTTTATCGATAATGGTGATGCTGTATACGCAGCCGCTATGTCATCATGTGCTACTGGGGGTAAAGTAATGCTTATTTCTACACCAAATGGTATGGACCCACTTTATTATAAAACTTATGAACAATCTAAGATTGGTAAGAATGCATATAATATCATTGAGATGAGATGGTATGAAGACCCTAGATATAATAAGGACTTAAGGTGGATTAAGAAAAATGAACAAGGTGAGATAGTGGAAGAGATTGAGGAGTTTGAATTTATTGTTGATAAGTATGAAGGTAAATTAAAGGATGGTTATAAACCAACATCGTCTTGGTATGAAGGTATGTGTCAAACTCTTAATAATAACTCTAGGAAAATAGCGCAAGAATTAGATGTATCATTCTTGGGTTCTGGTGGTAACGTTATTAATGATGAAGATATTGTATTTCATGAAGAGAATAACGTTAAAGACCCGCTTTGGGTTGATGGTAGAGAACAGGAGTTTTGGATTTGGGAGAAACCTGAAGAAGGACATAAATATATAATGGGTGTTGATGTTGCTAGAGGTGACGGTGAAGACTTATCAACCATAGTAATTATAGATTTTACCACTATGACTCAAGTTATGGAATATCAAGGTAAAATTAGACCAGATAAATTAGCTGAAGTTGTATATGAGTATGGTAATTTATATAAGGCTTATACTGTAGTAGATATTACTGGTGGTATGGGTGTATCAACTGTGTTAAAGTTACTTGAATTGAACTATAGGCATTTACATTATGATGAACCTAGAGGTAAAATACTTAATAGTAAAAAAGCGCAATTAGATTTACATACAAAGGGTAATCAAACGCCTGGGTTTAATATTAATGGTGTTAGAACACCGATGATTGACCATCTTGAGTATATGGTTAGAAGTAATAGTATTAATATTAGGTCTAGAAGAACAACTTCAGAAATGAAGACATTTGTATATAAGAATGGTAAAGCTGACCATATGGATGGCTACCATGATGATTTATTAATGGCTTTTGCGATGCCTCTTTGGGTATTGGAACATTCATTTAAGAAATTAGAGAAGATGGAAAAACAATCCAAGGCTATGCTTGCTAGTTGGAAGGTTGGTAATTCATCAAATAATAACGATAATTATAACACTGGGTTTGTACCATCAAACCAAAGAAATAAAAAATCACTACCTAAACCTAGATTTGACTCAAAGGTGTCTAAGAACATGCAAGACCCTAATGGTGATTATTTATGGTTGTTTAGTGGTACTAAGTAAAAAAACTAAGAATTATGGGATTAGGACCAAAAGTATTTATTGGAAGTAAAAGAGGTGAAAGACCTTCGAAACTATATAAGTGGTCACCAGACACATCTGTTAAAAAAAATACTAATAAAAAAGTTATCGGTAAAAAATATTTTTGTGTAACCCCAAATGGGTCTCAAGGTAATGATTTTATATCAACATACAGCTATGTTATTGTGGTTATTAACGGTGAGACACATAGAGAAGCTTATGTACAGTGTGGTTATGTAGAAT